AATCGTAGCTAAGACCGCACCACACATATTCATTATCTGTCGTCGTTTCCAGGGTCCGTCCCCAAAGCACTACACGCACAGAACCGAGAGCGGGTGCCCATGTGAATGTCCAAGCGCCTTCGCTATATGTGATTGCCGTGAACGGTATCATATTGTCACCACATCCATACGATTTTCCAAGCCACTGTCATATCTGAGATAATTTTCCACAATACCGCCACGACGCGGCCCCTGCTCGTGTTATAGATAGTACACTAGCCATTATAGTTTATTTGTTTCCTGGCCGTCCTATCGGCCCTTTGCCGCCGCCTTTACCAAGACCTTGGCCTTTGCCTTTGCTTCTGATTTTTCCGCCTGGACATTTTGACATGACGTGCTCCTTATCAGTTGTTATGCTGGGTATCCGTAAAGTAAATTAAGATCTTCGTGGCGGCGGGTGCTATCCAACCCCCACATATCAAAAAATGGTTGTCCGTAATACAATGTAATAGGAACGTAAAGGTCTAATCCAGGAATGTAAACTGAATCATCTGGGTACGGAACGTCATCAGGAACATTCCATAAAAGCGGGCTTGGGCAATACCCAGATACCGTTATTGGATCTCCAAAACCCGTTGTTCCATAAAGCTGATACGTAAAACTTCCGCCATCCGGCACGCCGCCAGTCGCCGGGAATACTAATGGAAGGTTATTCCATTGATAGACGTAATAGTCGCCCCCAAACGGGGCTTTTGATATCGAGATTCCAAGACGCCGATCCCCATCTGCAAAACTTTCGGGTGTTACATTGTCCCATGCTGTTTCAAGAACGGCGTCTATTCCGCGTTTTCTAGTTCTTGTCCATAGCAAGAAGGATGTCATTGTCCATACATACCGATGCGCCTCGATAACCTCTCTAAGCTGATGCCAGATGTTAGGGTTGAGCCAACCCGGCGGGTCTGCGCTTGCAGGCAATTCTAACCACGCCGCTCCGTAACTTGTGCCATCGAATTTATTTGTACCGGCTGATAACAACGCCGAATAATCAGATGTCGCCCAATATACATCCGAGTCGGTATCAGGCGCGGCCCGGAGTTGCGTTACAAGAGCGTTCAATACTGTACCAGATAGTCGCACGCCGTCAAAGTCCGCAAGCGCCGGTGATGCGCCCACGGTGTTCCACGTCGTTTTCGTGCCAAGCGCCGCCGCCGCACGTTCATCATGTGCTGTGCAAAGTTCATAAAGCATCTGCGCCATGTCATGAACCCACATGGTGGACGTAGCGTTGCTATTGTACGGGTTCGCGCCGTCACAGAAATCGGTCCAGGCCATGTCATTCAACCTCCAAGAAGTTCAGACAATACCAGACGCCTGTTTCTGCGTCGCCGTAACGCCAATACATTCTATTTTCATCAGCCCCCGCCGTTACCCAGCCAAGCGCCGGAGACGCGACCGCTGGTAATCCAGCCTTCGTGGTGGCCTTGTAAAAACAATCGCTATCCCCGCTACCCCCGCTACCCGCGATTACCCAGACAATCAATTCACCACCCGCCCCTGCTACCGACGCCGAAGGAACACGCATCACTGAAATTTCATCGTCCGCCTCATAAAAGTCGGTTGACCCCCGCTGAGACTCCGGCTTAGCAACCAGCACAGTACCGCCTTTGAAATCACAGGTCAGATAATTAGATTGCTCTGAAATCACCGTCATGATGGCGGTGGTGGTTTTCGCGGGGTTTGGCTTACCCGACTGACGAAAGAGGACCTTATCACCGAACTTCGTCGAAGCCACACCATCACCACCTTTGATAAGTCGCGGTGTGGCATCTCGCACCTTGTTCAAATCGCTTGCCGACAAACCCCGCTGCCCCGGTGTGAAAGCGTTCGGTTTCTGTTTCATGTCTGCCATCATCTACATCCTAAGCCATGACTATGACCTGAAGAGCGGAATCAAAATCTATCTCTCGGTGATACCGCACATACTTATACCCAACCCCAGCCACCAAACCTTGCGGTGGACGAGAGGTTCTGTCATCAATGAACACTGCTGTCGGGTTCCAGGTGTCCGGGTTGTGTTGAAATGTGAACGTGACGAAGAAATAAGGTGTGCGCCTATATTCCCACGCCACCTCAGTACACATCCAGGTGTGCTCGGCAGCACCTCTCCACCAACCCACATTGATGCCGCCTATCAGAAAATTCGCCAAGGTATAAGGTGAACCGTATTTCTGGCCCTCTAACACCAAGGTTCGTTGTGGGATATAAACATCAACCTCGCCCGTCTGCAGAATAGTTCGGCCCGCATAATCCGGATCATCACCCGGATAAGTATGTGAAAGTACGATAAGGCTTTCCGCGCCCGTACCACCTTCTCGATACAAGTTGGTTTTCTTCTGCTCAACGGAACATGAGGTCTTGCCAGCCGCAGCATAGCTTTGCCACACTGGGCTCCCCGGATCAGCACCACCTAGCCACTGACCCTGATCATTATACATCCCATAGACAAGTGTCACTTCGGCGGTATCTACATCCGTCATTTTCACATCACGGTCAACTAGGTGAAGGTGTGAAAAGTGTGAATCGGTTAGGAATGAATTGTGAGAAGGTATCCCAGCCGCTGTCAAGGCATCATACATGACGAAACAGTTCGTCCCTGACAAGCCCTTCACAATAGCAAGGCGCGTGACCTCAATGATAGTGCCCCACTTCTCTTTCATTGTCAGTGTTTCCAAGCTATCGATGTGCACTGTGGCAGACATGTCAGTATCCTAATGCGAAACTCTGTTGTCGTTGTTGAATATGGATAAGTTTGTCAAGACGGGTCTCGACACCACGAGCCTCAACCTCTTGCTTTTTTGCCGCCGTGAAACCAGTCATACCGGCAATACTTATCCGGTTGGTGGCTACCTGTCTGAAATCTGTTTGTTGCGGCTCTTTCGCCCCCTCACCTAAACCACCTTCTCTTTCAAGTGAAGACATCGCGTCTTTCTGAATATCGATAAGCCCACGTTGGTAAGTCTCCTCACTGATTAGCCCCGCCCTTCTTAGTGTATCGAGTTTGTTCATCTCACCCTGCATCTTTTCCATTGGGGTCATCAATTCTTTCGTAAGAGAATCCGCATCCATTTTCATGGCATCCATTGCCTGCTTAGATTCCGCCGCTAGTTTCCCAAGCGGAGATTCTTCATAGAGCCGGTTTGCCGAATTATTCATCTCTTTAGTTGCATCGGCATAGGCTCGATTGTATGTTTCAATGCTGATAAGCCCTTGGTTCAAAAGTTGGTCTAGCTTCGCCGTCTCTTCCTCAAATATCTCAGACGGTGTCCGCGTCTGCTTCGTGATTGCCTCGGCTTCTTTCGTCAAGGCTTCGAGGTCTTTTTCACTTAAACCTAATGCAGATGTTCCTAGATCCGCATCGGACGCACCACCCGCCCCTTCGATAGAATCTAAGATAGAACCGGCCTGAACACGAATCCCCGCCAGCGCCTCTTCTCTGGCTTTTCCCAAACCATCCCCAATCAACAGACCACCTATTTCACTATCAACACCTGCGACCATCGCATCATTGATAGCCCGTTCTTCCCCACGAGCTCGTTGCACATCTTCCAGCGCACCTCTCATGGGCATGGAAACTTCTTTGCCTGTCAAAGCATATAGTGCATCACCGGCAGGACCATCCGCAAACCATTTGACAGCCTTGGTAGCCCCTTCCACCGCCGCCCACATTGAATCTTGAATCACACTAGAAATAGTCAGGAACACTCGTTCAATTTCTAATCCAAGAATCTTGAACCGGTCACCAATACCAATTGGATACGCTTCCGCTGCGGCGCCCATGCTTTCCAAGGCATCTCGTGCTCCATACGCATTCTTCGTCAGGTAATCTATCTCAACCGCAAGCCCAATGATAGACGCCACGAATATGGCAATGGCCGCAATGTCCATCGTAGTAGCAAGACCTATGGCGCCAAAAGCACCCACTACAGCACCGATAGACGAGATCAATGTTCCAAACACAATCAAAAGCGGTCCAATAGCTGCCGCAAGCCCGGCGATGATCATGATGTTTTCCTGTATCCCTGGATCAAGTGCACTAAACCACTGCACCGCTCGCTGAACCCATGCAATCAACTTGTTTGCATAAGGCATCAAAACCCCACCAATCTGAATGCCTAACTCTGTGATACTGTCCATCATATTGGAGAACTGACCAGCGGTAGTCTTGCTCATCGTCTCCATCATGTTCGCGAATTTCCCACCCTCAGATGTAAGCCGACGAAACGTGTCTTCGACAACCTGGTACGACACGTCACCCTCTTCCATCTTCTTTTTCAGCTTTTCCATACTGACACCCATCGTCTTCGCAATTTCTTGAACAGGGAACCCGGCGTTCACAAGCTGGAGGAAATCCTGTCCCTGCAATCTCCCCATACCCTTAATCTGACCGAAGATAACAGCAAGCTCGCGGAAATCCTTCCCCGTCGCAGATGACACGTCGCCGAGAAGTTTCATCTTATCCATCACTTCATCTTCTGCGAAACCAAACGCAAGCAAAGTCTTTGCGGCATCCCTCACCTGTGGGAACTGAAATGGGGTTACCTTCGCAAATTCTCGCAATGTTGATAGCATTGCTCGGCCTTGGTCCCGCCCGAGCATAGTCTCGAGTTGGACACGAGCGGTCTCAGCATCTGCGGCCATTTTCAAAGCAGCGGCGCCCACACCCACAATCGGAAGGGTCAGCCCGGCGGTGACCCAATACCCGGTACGTCGCATCGAATGACCGATCTTCGTCATTTGAGCGCCAATTATCTTTGCGGCAGATTCCGATTGGGCTACGGCATTGCTCATCATCCTGGTGTAACTACTACCGTCACCAACAAGACGCACAAGAAGCCGTTCAAGTTCTAAAACACCTGACACCTTACTCCTCCACTGGCGGTGGCTTCTTTCCTAATACCGCATACCACGCCGCTTTGCTTCTGGCCATTCGCATCTGTTTCTCCGTCTCTGTTAGCGGTTTATGCTGCTTGGATCTCAATGTAAGGTTCAACAAAAAATTTTCCAATTTAACCGAATTCGGGTTCCGGACCATACTGCGACGTATTTCCGCCGCAATTTGTGCGAGATAGAAATCCATACGCTGAGGAACTTCGACATCCTGCTCAACATATTCAAGCCACTCCAGAAACTCTGTCGATGTCGTTTCTCGTTGACACCGCTGCAAACTCATTCCAAGGCGGTCGGCCATCTGCCACCAGGCGAGCCGCTCGCCTGTCAATCGTTTCCCACTTCGTCGTCCTTATTTCCACTATGCTCTTTCATGATGTCTTGCTGAACCTCGGGTTTGAGCTTGACAAACCAAACCACGGCATCATCCTCATCATTTCCAAGACCGGACAGCTCTTTGGCAATATCAAACAACTTGGAAACGGTGCTTGCAGGCCATGATTGAATTGTCTTCTTATCAACATCCTGGCACTCATTCCCAACGATCTTCTTGAGGGCTTTCGATAGAAGCCCTGCGTGAAGCCCTACGAAATCTTTCACACCGGCGGGCTTGCCATTCGCTCCAATCCGGGTCCGAGAGCTAAGGTCATTCAGGTAGGTATCACGTTCCTTGCCGTCAAGTTCTCGAAGCACATAGTCATCGCCATCGATCACCACTGATTTCTCAGCCAGGCTAAGTGTGAAATTAAGTGTCTCTTCTTGTTGCATCTTGGTCTCCTTTACTGTAGGCGGTCAGGACCTATTCCCAACCACCATTGTCTATTTATACTACCTTCGCTCCAAAAACCCCGTGTCGTACATTCTCAACAGGTTCTCGGCACTATCAAGTGATACCCGCCTCCGGAATAATCTCAATCTCGGCGGTAGGCTGTTCACCCTCAGTACACTCGCCGGGTATGAACTTATCCAACCACCCTTCAAAGACAAGCGTCGTAGCATCAGAAAAGGTGATTGTAATAGTTTGAACAACATGCACCTGAGCCAGAAGGGTAGCATAGTCAGCTGTATCATACGCCACTGTCGCCTTACAATTCGTCAGTGTGCTCAGCGCCTTCGGCTGCTTACTCCGCCATATCGTAGAGGCCATAGTGGTAGTATCCACCTCACCCCCACCATCAATCCCAGGGGGCGTGACACCCTTCTCATAGATTGTTATACCACCAAAACTTATCCGAGTCGAATAACCATCTGTCAGCAAAGCCATTTCTTACCTCCTTCTATTATATTGCACTCTGTAGCGTCATCATCCCGTTCAACGTGAAATTTTCCCGTCGCTTCACATCTGGTTCCTGGCCGACAGCGACTGGCCCACTGGTCTGTATCACAGCCTGAATCACATAAGTGGTCTCATCGATCACCACAATTTCGCGCAAAACCGTGTCAAGATAGTCGGACACCATAGCCATCTTAACGAAACCGGTATCATACGCAGTTGTACGAACTCGAATCTGCCAACCATGATGCCGAATTGTTTTCCCCGTCATCAGCCGCCCGTCTTTCACCCCGGCAGTATCATAGACACAAATGGCACTATCCGGCGCGTCCGGCATGTGGCCAACAAAGATGGGCCAATCCTCTGATGGTGATTCCGAACGCAATACACCTAACCCACCAGCTATTAGAGATGCCCGTAAAATCTCGACTGGAGAATGGAGCATGGTGGAACTGAGATCACCTTGACCACATATATCATAGAAGATCGTAGTGTCAAGCACTAAGGTGTCACATACGCATGACTGTGATAGCTGGATCGAATCACCTAGTACCAGAGATGGTAATGTTACCGTCGCCCGATAAAGTGAAGAACTCAATCGCGTCACTGTGACAGATGAAGAAGCCGCTCCGTTCTTCAACATTCTGATGGTCGGAGCCGCACCATCATCATCTTGTTTCACCCCCATCTGATTCACGGTGACGAATAACATCAATACCGGCTGACCGGATGTAATAGAATCTACGTTGTGAAAACCACCATTCACAACCCGATGCCGTGTCAATGTATCACAAACCCACGTGACTAGCCATTGGATGTATTGACCAGAAGTGGATGCTGGGATTGTTGATACCACCCCATACCGGCCAGATCCAAGATCAGAAACCACCGATGCAGAGATATATGTCCCATTGGTGTACAGGTGCACAACTGGCAGGGCGTCGGCAGCCTGAACAAGGCCACCAATACCTGTCGTCGTAATTTCAAACGAATGTGTCGTGCCGAAACGCATTAGGTTCCCGTCCCACCTGTTTTGCCATACACCAGGAAATTATAGAGCTTATGGCCTATCGTATTTTCTGAATCATCGAGCGTCGATAGAAGCTGTGTCCACACCAATGCAGCGACGACGCTCTGAGAAGCTGTGACATATCCACCAATGGTAAGCGTGGCAGAGTTAATAGCATCCGTGACGACGCCTTGCGCCGCCGTGATCGCGTCCGTAATCGCCGTGATTGCGTCAGTAACGTTTGTTGTGGTTGCGAACTCCATGGTGTTCGCGTCAAGATAATCCGTGACCGTGGTGGGGACATCTGCAACGGCATTGGCAATAGCAACCAGAGCCACGCCTGCCCCATCCGCCCAAATGGCAAAATCGGAGTCAGACAAATTCAAAGTCGTCTGGGTATCGGTGTTCGTGTTGATGGCCGTGACGGCGGATGCGAGTTCGTCGTTCGTCGGAATAGCCGCAACTTCCGTGGTCAGGTCCGGTGCGTCATTCAGAGCCGCGATCGCGGAATCCACAGCCGCTACTTCCGTGGTCAGATCCGGCGCATTGTTCAACGCGGCAATATCTGTTACGATGTCAGACGCAATAGACGTATCGGCCACTGCCGTCATAATCGTTTGTGATGTGGCGATCCCGTCCATGACGTAAGTGGCGCGGAGCCGAATGGTCTGTCCCGCCGTGAGCGCGGGCAACGTCACAGAAGCCTTGTATAGACCCGCCGTGCCACCTGTCACCGTTACAAACGCCCCATTCGCTACACCGTCCACATCAAGCACGCCCGCCATATCGCTATCAACGGTTGTGGCTGTCCCATCGGCGCGAAGCGTGGTGAAGGATTGGCTTAGGGATTGGGCTGTTTTGACTTGGGCAGATGCGCCGAAGGCAATTGCGAGACAGATAACAACGTACACATATTTTTGTACGCTGGATCGTAAGGCGGTCTCGGAGGACAATGTAAAAAAGTATAATGCATTGTATTGTCTGTCAAATCTATATAGGAGTACTCGTCTCCGTGATGTACGGGAACATTGAGCATCATAAGAAACACTATTATCAATGACTGTATCATTTTCTTCTCCATTTCCTTTTTTTGGCAACGCCTTATTATACCATAACATAGTCGTTATCTCCCAACAAAACTAGGCACAATCGGATCGGCCCGCTCATACAACAGCTTCGCAGCATCCTGTGCCGTCACGCGCAACATCACTTTCGTTGGCGTGGCCGCATTATTCAAATACGAAATTGTGTCCGCGTGCCAGTCGGTATCAGAATCGTCAATGGTCACGGTCGAAAGCGCGGACCCAGATACAAGCGGATCTTGGAATGCGTCAAGAATTTCGACCTTCGGATCTATGGTGAAATCCGCGCTACATTTGCTGTGAATCGAAAACGTGAATCCGCCGGTGCCGGTCAATGAACTCTGA